CGCCTGTGGCATCACTATTTACTTCTACTAGATAAGAATAATCATCTGGTCCTTGTGCTGATGTTCTACCACTAGATTGTGATACTTCGTAGTGATGAATAGCATCTGGATTAGTATATTTGTCTTTTAGAAATGCCTCAAAGTCTTGTTCACTCATAGGCCAATCATAATATACATCTGTGATGTTATTTGTAAGTAGTACAACCCAATGGTATTGTGCTGAACCAAAGTGTTTAAATGCTGTGTCTTCTGGTCTTTCGCCACTAGGTACATCATACTTGTCATATAAACTAATCTCGTTTATAACTTTTTCTCTAACCTTCACTCTGGTCATCAAGTCAGTAACAATCTTCTCGTTACCATTACCTGTTAAATCGTAAAAGCCTTTTTCAAAGTTTTTAAAATACATACTAGTGTCCTATTGCTATTGTTTCTTTTGTCATTATCTCCATCTCTGTAAATGACAAATCCATCTTTGTTAATACTGGCGCAGCACCTTTTTCGTCTGCTTTAAATGTAGTGAATACACCTTCTGGTGAATAGTCAATACTCATATCTGTTAGTGCACATCTACTAATTTTTGGTATATACATATTGGCACCATCTCTATACATATATGTTATTTGAAATTGTGCTGGTGCTGTTAGATAACCCTCGCCACCTTTTTCAGGCATCATATGAAATTTAAACATAGACAAAATCTTTTGTACATCTTCTTTTTCTTGTTCATTCTTTGGTGCAAACTCAAATGGGAAAGCAAATGATCTAAATGGTACATTCTTAAATACTAATTCTGCGTTAGGGTTAATTGATCTACCAAGACCTTTGTCTATCGCAGCACCAAAACCTGGTAGTGCTATCTCAATAGCAGCTTTGGATATACCTTCTAAAAATGTTTTACCTATACCACCACCTTTCGCTAATGCATCACTTAAACCTTTTAAGTCTAATAAACCTGAAGCAAGACCAGCAAGACCTGTGTCTATATTTTCATATCCAACTTTGTAATCAAATTTAGTTCCTGTAGATGGTGTGTATAAAATTATACTATCTGATATGTAAGACTTGTATGCATTAGTCTTTGTGTCCATACCAGTCGTTTGTTTTCTTAAAACTTTATCAGATGCTTGAAATCCTTGTGCTTGTAATTTTTTTCCACGTTCTATATTGTTTAATCTACCTTCACCCACTGTACCTAATGCATAGGGATATGCTTTCATCATACTTTGGTCACCCATATCACTACCATATCTTGTATCTGTATTTTCTATAATATCAAATATGATGTAATGACCTTCACCTAATTGAGCTGTCTCTTGTGGATAATACACACTACCATATGTGTATGGGTTTGCCTCTGGTCCCATGTGTGCCACTGGACTTTTTGATAAGTCTAATGGTGACTTGTTAGCTAGTTTAGCCGCAAGTTTCTTTGGTTGACCAAAGCCAGAAATCTTGTTTGTGAAACCACTAATTAAATTAGTGGCTATCTTTTGTTTGATTATGTTTGAAACCTTGTTTGTAAAACTCATCTAAATATCCTTGTAATGTTAATATTTATAACGAAATGAAGAAGTCATATAAAGGTTTATATCGCCCTACGAACCCAAAGAAATATGTAGGTGATGTCACAAAGATAGTATATCGTTCATTATTAGAGCGTAAGTTTATGCTGTATTGTGACCGTAATCCTGACATAACATATTGGGCTAGTGAAGAATTAGCGATTAGATATTATAATCCACTTGACAAAAAATACCATAGATACTATCCTGACTTCATAGTTCGTACAGTCAAAGGTGACAAGATACTAATTGAGATCAAACCATCTCGTCAATGTAAACCACCAAAAACACCTACAAAGAAGACAAGAGCATTCATGCGTTCTAGTTTTGAGTATATTAAGAATAGAGCGAAATGGGAAGCAGCAACAAGATATGCTGATGATAATAATGCTAAGTTTAAATTAATTACTGAAAAAGATTTAGGTAGTTACTAGGCTGCTGCGTCACTTAATCTAATAGAAACATCATCATTCCTACTATTTAAACCAAGACTTTGATTTTGATTATTTTGGTTGACAGTCTTAACAGAATTGTCTATAATAGTGCCACCACTAGATTGAGTTTGTGTATCAACAGGCATGTAATCAGTATTAGCAGGTTTAGATTTAAAGAAGTTTTTAAATTTACTAAATAAACCTCCTCCTTCATCACCTGTAGTAGATGGTAAAATTAATCCACTCTCATTTGATTCTATATCAGTTGTTCTCTGATCTAAATTACCAGCAGTAAAAGCAGCATCCTGATCGCCAGCAGTTGTATCTATCTCACCTGGCACTGGGTCTTTTGCTATTTTCTCTATGTCTTTACCTGGTTTAAATTTATTAATTAAATCTATTACACCATTTATGGCATCTATAAAAAAGTTCTTAACTTTAGCAAATATACCTGTAAAAAAGTCAGCGATCTTACCTGGTATAGCCATAACAGCATCACCAAAGTCAGATAATTTTTGTTTTACAATATCTAAATTATCTACCACAAAATCAAAGCCTTTTTTAAGAGCAATCAATGCTATTACAATAGCACCAGCAATTAGTAAGTATGGTAACATAGCCATTAGTGCGCCCATTAAACCAACCGCAAATCCTTTTAATAGTTTAGGTAAATTTTTCCCAAATTTTAATATACTACCAAACATCTTACCTAAGTCTTTGACAGCATTAATTGGCGCCATCAATCCTTCAGTAAATGCTGAACCTACATCACTTAATCCATCTGGTACGTACTCGCTAATATCATCACCAAGTTTTTGAAAGAAACCTCGTTTGTCTTCAGCCTCAGTCAGATTTAATGTTTCAAGTGTTTTTGCTCTTTGTTCAGTTGTTTCTATTACTTTCTTATTGGCAGTTATTAGTTCTTGGTTTTGATCTTCTGTTAACTCACCACCTTTTTGTTGTATTTTAGAATACTGCTCTATAATCTTTTGACTGTCTTTTATTTCTTTGTTCTGTTCTATTAATGCGTTCTTTTGTTCTTCTATTTGTGTTTTAGTTAATATAGCAACTTCACCAAACTCATTGACTTGTGCTATGATGTTTTGTGTTCTTAACTCATTAACTGTCTTTTCTGATTGTACAGATTTTTCTTCTCTTAACTTTAGGAAATCTTCGAGGTCTTTACTATATTTACCTAGATCAACACCAAACTCATTAATTAACTTGTCTAAATTTTCTAATCCATTTTTAAATCTATCTACAGGACCAGCTGATAAGTCTTCAGTGATTTCTGCTACCATTTGTTTAACGTTAGGTATAACAGTTTTGGCAGCAGCCTCAAATGATCCTCTAGCCTGTGTGAATATAGCTTTACCTATACCCGTGACCATTTCAGCAATTTCTTTTTTGCCGCCTTCAAAGTTATATCTTACGTTTGGTAATGCCATTATTTTTTACTCTTACTTGTTCCTGTGTATAGACCAAACCAAGCAGCACCAGCACCAACTACGATACTAATTAAACCACTTTGTTCCATTGTTGGTGAACCTAAGTTCATATACCATATTACACACTTGTATAGTAAGATTATGTAAACTGTTAAAAACAACCTTGGAAATATTCTCCAAGCATCAACAGCTCTCGCCATGTGTATTAATTTTGCGTATGGATTAACACCTAAATCTTTTACAGATGTGTCTACCTCTAAATCTACTTGAATTTTTTGTTTAGGTTCTGCAACCTTTACTTCATCAGCCATTTTATATTCCCTTTTTTATATTTATGTTAAGTACACATCTATTTATTGATTTTCTAGGTAATTGATTAGCATGTAAGTTACTTCCCTCAAACAATAATATTCTACCCTTTTTAGGAGATACTCGTTTTATTATACTATTCTCATTAAAAATCAACGTATCGCCATCTGTGTCATTGACATAATAGATTATTACATAATGTTTATCGTATCTATCAATGTGTATTACGTTATGATGTTCTTCTTTAATATTTCCATCTCTTATCTGTAAATTAGATTGTATTCTATAAACTAAATCTATGGGAAAATTAGCTCTAGTTTGAAATTGTTTTAATATCTCAGCACAAACTAAACTTGTCTTTTCATCATCTATACGAGTTCCTCTTGTAATAGAATGCACAAACATTTGTGTATCAACCACATTTTTTAATAACTCGTTAGATATATTATATTGCTCAGCGTGATGTTGTCCTTCTTCACTTGTTACTGTATATGGATTATAGTGCCAAGAGCATTGAGGATTGAACAATAAATTTTCTAACTTGTCTTGTAACTCTATGTCTATAATATTATCAAGTATTTTTATCACGTCTTCGTTTTTCGTTTTCTTCTTTGATATGATTAGTCAGTAATGTAATGTAAATTTCTTTTTCCCACGGCATTAGATTATCTAACTCCGTTAATGAATATTTGTGGTGTTGCATTAAAGCAAAATTGGTTTCATAATAGGCCTGTAGGCTATTGTGGGACAGGCTTATTGAAAAAAATCTTGTAATCCCTTAAATGTCACCTTACTTTTTACACCAGTCTTTGGATTAGTCACCTCAACTTCGTGTCGTAATTGTGGCATTGTATCAAAAAACTTTCTTATTTTAATAAATGCTTGTTGAGATAGACCTTCTAAAAACTCAACTAGTTCTTTCTTTGTGCTATCTTTCGCAGGATAAGTCTTATCACCCTCATAGATGTGGTCAATACAACTAGCGACTACGTTAAACATAGTATCTACGTTTTCTTTATTCACATCAAAACCAGCCTTGGTTATACCTAGCGATGGATAGTTTAATACTAAACCTAATTTTCTTTCTTCGTCTATAACAACTTTATTATTGTGGTCATCATCTACTTGTACTTCTACAGTAGATAAATCTAACTCAACATCAGTTGCTGTTTGTTTATCATCTGGACAGATAACTTTAAAGTTAGCAACCTCACCTACTGATTTACTTCTAATTTGTAATAATAGAAACTCTACGTCAAACATAGGTAAACTATCTATATCAAGTTTGTCAAATGTACAAGCTTTCAATATGTCTTTTGTTGCTGTTATTATTTCGTTGTTGTCTTTTGATTCCATAGCCACAAGTAATATCTTTTCTTCTTTGACTAGGAATGGTCTAAACTGTACTTTTATATCTTGCGATGGTAAAGTCAATTCATATCTTGGTGTCTCAATCGTTGGTAACGCCATTATATCTCCTTATTATATTAAATATTTAACGGTGGTATCTTAAATGGTGGGAATACTCTACCACCTGTAATTCTACCTATTGGGGCCTTTCTTCTCAATTCATTCAATACGTCTCGTCCTGCTCTTCTAATCTCTGGTGGCAACTTACTAATTAGTCCACCAAATATACCGCCAGCTCTTTTTACTGTTGGTTGTTTAAAATCTGATGATCCTACATCTACTTGTCCAGCTCTATCTAAAAAGAAATTTACCCAGTACCTATAGCTAAATGTAACAGTAAATGTTTGTATATCATTAGCCGCATGACTAAATGATACATCACTAATTGTTTTAGGATAACACTCAAATAGTCTTACACCATATGTTATATCATCACGTTCTTGCCTACTAGCAAATTGACCTAAAGCAAATATGTCTAGTGGTGCAACATAATCATTGTAGTAATTCATGTTGTGCGTTGAATTACTAAATGCTGCCTTTTGCCACATTTCAAAAAATGTTCTTTCTCTCATAAATTTATCTGTATAAAATGTAGCAGTAATATCGCCATATGTATGGTCATAAACAAATTTTCTCACTGGACCATTATGTCTAATTTCTTTTTGTGCGCCTTCTCTAGCTGGCATAGAAATCTCACTACAGAATGCTTGTACTCGTCTTTTGTTTTGATCTTGGTTCATTGCTCTTAATTGACTTTGTGTAGAGAAACCTTGTATCTCCTCATCATCACCAGATACACCATTTGGTAGTGTGAAGTTTACATAGAACCTAGCTTTTCTTTGAAAGCCTTCAGCTTCATTGACCATGGCTTGAAATCTACCCATAGTAGTTTCAGGATTACCACCAGCCTTTTGTCTTAAACGTGGATCTGATTGTACATCATCTAGGCTTCTATCTCTAGGTAAACCTATTCGTATATCAAAACCACCAATTCTTTTTCCGCCTCTTAATATTGCCATTAGTATGGACTTCCTTTTCTAAATTGTTGTACAGGCAACATAACTGCTAATGCTGCTTCATCAAAATCAACTCTTAAAAAACTTGATCTAACATGACTATACAAATATTTTTTAATGGTAGTTCTAGCAATTCTAACGTTCTTAATACCATCATAGGTAGCATCAATTCTTGTTGTTGACTTCATACCACCAGAGGCATATCTTTGTAAATTGTTCAATAAACTTACTCGTTGAACAGGTCTTATGTAGTGAAAGTTCATTCCCATAAATCCACCTGGAATTGTTTCTAAAGGTAGAACAAGTGGGAACCTATCATACAAAGGTAATACCTGTTTATATTTAGGGTCATAATAGAAGAAATTTAGTCTACCTCTACTAGGAATACCATTTAATTTACCTGATCTCATAAGGGCCGCAGCAGTCACTCTATCGCTAAGTGTGGCTACATTTTTCTTATACCAATCAACACTTTTTCTAATGCCGCCTTGTTGTATTTTGATAGGGTCTAATATTGATATTGCCATATGCTAATATTTATATAAAAAAAAGGCGGCCTTTCAGCCGCCCTTTCAAAGTTATTGATGTGAGAGAGAATTACTCCTCTTCCGCTAATTTACTAAAGTATGACAAAGTATCATCTTCGCCATTATCACTAGCAGATGTTGGAGCAACATCATTACTTTTCGCAACACTACCATTTTGAGGCGGGAGGTCTGTTTTATCAGCAGTTGTTGCGCTTCGTACACCTGTAATCGTCCTATTCAGTTTCTCTTTGAGTTCGTCATAGGTTTTAAAATTATCGGGTGCAAGAAATGGTTTAAGAGGGTGTTGAGAAGACCATAATGTTTTAATATCTTCGTCACCTTCTTTAATCTGTGATACGCCCTCAAACTCGGACTTATCATAGTTCCAGTAACCGTCAACTTTTCTGATTTTTAGTTTAAAGTTTGCACCTTTCCAAAAATCAAATGGATTGATTGGTTTCTCATCTTCAAACGCAGGTTGCATAGCTTCTGTAATCTTATCAAAAATCTTTTTACCAAATTTAAATAAGAAAGTTTTACCTTCGTTCTCTGGATGCTTAGGATCAGATACCACTAGAATATTTGAGTAGTAAGATAATTTTCTTTTTCTCTTTCTAGCAATCTCTTTATCACTATCTAAACCAGTATTCCAAAGTCTTGTGTTTTCTTCTGACACAGGATCTTTTTGGCCTAGTGTTGTTAGTGAGTTCTCAATATACCAACCACCTACATCTTGGAATGCATGTGACCATACTCTTTGCCATGGTAAGTCTTCACCTTCTGGCGCTGGTAAAAATCTAATTACAGCAAAACCATTTCCAGTTTTATCTAGTTCTGGTTTCCAAAATCTGTCGTCTTGGTATTTTGATTTGTTATTTTGTTTGTCCTCAGGATTGAGGTTAGCCTCT